AGGATGGCGGCATCATCGCCGGCCATGGCCGCGTGATGGGCGCCCGCAAGCTGGGCCTGTCCGAGGTGCCGTGTATCCGCCTGGCGCACCTGACCGAGACGCAGAAGCGCGCCTACATCATCGCGGACAACAAGCTGGCGCTGAATGCGGGCTGGGACGAGGAGCTGCTGGCGGTGGAGTTCTCCGATTTGCTGAGCGAAGGTTTTGACCTTGAACTGACCGGCTTCGAGGATGCGGAGATCGAGGCACTGCTCGCTGACGATGTGATCGCCGATGACGCCGACCAGGAGCAGGATGCCGATGCACCGGACGCAGCCGACGACGTGCCAGAGGCCCCGGTGGTACCGGTGTCCCGCAGTGGTGACGTCTGGGCCGTCGGTTCGCACCGGTTGATCTGTGGCGAGGCCACCGACCCGACCGTGATCGCCACGCTGATGCAGGGTGACACGGCGCGCTTGTGCTTCACCTCACCGCCTTACGGCAACCAGCGCGACTACACCAGCGGTGGCGTCAAGGATTGGGATGGCCTGATGCGCGGCGTGTTCGCCAGGGTGCCGATGGCTGACGACGGGCAGGTGCTGGTCAACCTCGGGCTGATTCACCGCGACAACGAAGTGATCCCGTATTGGGATGCGTGGCTCGACTGGATGCGCACGCAGGGCTGGCGGCGCTTCGCGTGGTACGTCTGGGATCAGGGGCCAGGGATGCCCGGCGATTGGGCGGGCCGCTTTGCGCCGAGCTTCGAGTTCGTCTTCCACTTCAACCGCGCCAGCCGCAAGCCGAACAAGATCGTGCCCTGCAAGCACGCGGGCCAGGAATCGCACCTGCGCGCCGATGGCTCGTCCACGGCCATGCGCGGCAAGGATGGCGAAGTGGGCGGCTGGACGCACAAGGGCCAGCCGACGCAGGACACCCGCATCCCCGACTCGGTGATCCGTGTGATGCGCCACAAGGGCAAGATCGGCCAGGACATCGACCATCCGGCCGTGTTCCCGGTCGCGCTGCCGGAGTTCGTGATCGAGGCCTACACGGACGCGGGTGACATCGTGTTCGAACCCTTCGGCGGCAGCGGCACGACGATGCTGGCCGCTGAGCGTACCGGTCGCGTCTGCCGCACCGTGGAGATCGCGCACGAGTATGTGGACGTCGCCATCAAGCGCTTCCAACAGAACCATCCGGGCGTGCCCGTCACGCTCCTGGTCTCGGGTCAGTCCTTCGATGACGTCGCCAAGGAACGACTGGCCATCACGGAGGCCACGCAATGAGCGCCTCCTGGTTTGCCGACAAGATCGAGCAGTGGCCGACGGCCAAGCTGCTGCCCTACGCGCGCAACGCCCGCACCCACTCGGACGATCAGGTGGCGCCACTGGCAAAGCCATATCCAAAATCAACGCGTGTCAAAAAGCAGGATTCCGGGCACCCCTCGGAACTGGGCGGGGCAGTACCGACCGACACGCTCCACACACCCCATGAAGGCGCGCGGTGACCACCGAATCCTTGCGCGCCTTCGCCGCCCGCAAGGGCAACGCGGTCAGCTACTGGCATGGCCAGAAGGCGCGCGGGCGCCTGGTCATGGTGGAGGTAAACGGTAAGCCCATGGTGGACGTCGAAGCCAGCGAGGCTTTGCTGGCATCCACCGCCGACCCGGCCAAGACGCACATGGCCGAGGTCAACGCCCGCCAGCGCATCGCGGCCGGGCAGCCCGCGCCGGCCCAGCCCGTGCAGGTGCCAGAATTCCAGCCCGGCGGCAGCGCAGCGGGCACCAGCAAAAACGCCACCTACCTGCAGGCCAAGACGGCGCGCGAAGTGTACGAGGCCAAAAACGCCCAGCTTGAATACGAGGAACGCATCGGCAAGCTGATCCGCGCCGATGCGGTGCGCGCCACCTGGGCCGCCCGCATCGCCTCCGCCCGCGATGCCCTGCTGCAAATCCCGTCGCGCCTGGCCCCCGTGCTGGCCGCCGAAACCGACCTGGCCGCCGTCACCCTGCTGCTGGAAGACGAAATCCGCCAGGCCCTGGCCGAACTGAGCCGCGAAGAGCCGGCCCGCACCACCGCCTGATTACACACACCATGGGCGCCCACGACCTCCCCGCCGACTTTGCCCGCGCCGACGCCATGGCCGCGGCCATGTTCGCCGAATTCTTCCGCCCTCCTGCCGACCAGACCGTCAGCCAGTGGGCCGACGCCAACCGCATGCTGTCTGGCAAGTCCTCCAGCGAGCCCGGCCCTTGGCGCACCGACCGCACGCCCTACCTGCGCCAGATCATGGACGATCTATCCGCCCGCAGCACCGTGCAGGAAGTGGTCGTAATGTTCGCCGCGCAGCTCGGCAAATCCGAGACCGGCAACAACTGGTTGGGTTACATCATCCACAACGAGCCCGGCCCGGTGATGTGCGTGCAGCCCACCACCGACATGGCCAAGCGATTCAGCCGCCAGCGCATCGCCCCCATGCTGGAGGAAACGCCCGCCCTGCGCCGCAAGGTGCGCGAAAACCGCAGCCGCGACGACGCCAACACCACGCTGATGAAAGACTTTGCCGGCGGCGTGCTGGTCGTGTCCGGGGCCAACAGCGCCGCCAGCCTGCGCTCCATGCCTGTGCGGTATCTGTTCCTGGACGAGACCGACGCCTACCCGCAAGACGTGGACGGCGAGGGCTCCCCCATCGTCCTGGCAGAAAAGCGCGCCAGCACCTTTGCCCGGCGCAAGGTGCTGAAGACCAGCACCCCCACCATCAAGCACTTCAGCCAGATCGAATCCAGCTACCTGCAAAGCAACGCCTGCGTCTACCATGTGCCCTGCCCACACTGCGGCGAATACCAGCCGCTGGAGATGGGCACCAAGGCGCCCCACGGCCTGCGCTGGGACAAAGACGAATCCGACCACTACGTGCCAGGCACCGTGCGCTACGTCTGCGCGCACAACGGCTGCGAAATCCTGGAGCACCACAAGCCCGCCATGCTTGCAGCCGGCCGCTGGGTGCCCACCCGCGCCGGCCAGCGCCCCGGCGTGCTGACCGGCTATCACCTGAACGCGCTGTACGCCCCACTGGGATGGGTCACCTGGTCCGACATCGTGCACCAGTTCACCGAGGCCGTGCAAGCCACCCGCCAGGGCGACAACAGCCGCATGAAGACATTTGTCAACACCGTGCTGGCCGAAACCTGGGAGGTCAAAGGCGAGGGCGGTGACGCCGCCGCCCTGGCCGCAAGGGCCGAGGACTACCCGCTGGGCGCCGTGCCGCGCGGCGGCCTCATGCTCACCCAGGGCGTGGACGTGCAGCCCGACCGCCTGGAGGCCCGCGTCTGGGCCTGGGGCCGCGGCGAAGAATCCTGGCTCGTGGCCCGCCACATCATCTACGGCGACCCCAACCTTGACGAAGGCACCCCCGGCAGCCCGTGGACGCGCCTCACCGAAATCCGCCGCACCCCCATCGTCCACGCCAGCGGCGCGCAGATGCTGATCGAGGCCACCTGCATCGACACCGGCGGCCATAACACCAATGCCGTCTACGCCTACTGCCGCAACCATGCCCACGCCCAGGTGCTCGCCGTCAAAGGCGCCAGCACCTACGGCCGCCCGGTGATCGGCAAGCCCAGCCTCATCGACGTAAGCTGGCGCGGCAAAACCGTGCCCCGCAGCCTCAAGCTGTGGAGCGTCGGCACCGACACAGCCAAGCACCTGATCTACGGCCGCATGCGCATCACGCAGGTCGGGCCGGGCTACATCCACCTACCCAAAAGCCTGATCCAGACCGACGAATTCGACCAGATGACCGCAGCGCGTCTGCTGCCCGTTGTGGTGCAAGGTAAGCAGGCCCTGCGTTGGATCACCCCAAGCGGCAAGCGCGAGGAGGCCGGCGACTGCCAGGTCTACGCCTACGCCGCCGCCTGCTACCTGGGCATCCAGACCTACCGCGACCCCGGCTGGGACCGCCGCGAGGCCAAATACGCCCCGCGCGATCCGGATCTGTTCACCGCCACGGCAAACCAGGCAGGAACCGCCATCCCGCCGCCTGTCCGGCACGAACCAGCCCGCCAGCCAGCCCAACGCCCGCGCCCGGCCGCAGACGACGACTGGTCATTCGAGCGCCGCAGCTGAATCGCTCGCAATCCAACGCTCAATCTTTCACCCAGCAACCTAGCCCAGGACGCCCGCCATGCACACAGCAACAATCGACCCAGCTGCCGCCGCTCAGTCAGAGCCTGCCGCACAGCCGGTACTTACCGGGGATGAAGAAAACCGCATTGCGCAGGACCACCCAACGCTCTGCGCCGATATTGCCGCTGTGTTCAATGAGGCCCTTCACGACAAGACCGTGGGCCAATTTTTCCGAGACAACCTCGACGAGAGGCAGCGCCGTTACCTGGTCGCGTGGGCTTCGATCCGCGTCGCCATGCGCGTGGGCGGGCGCTACATCCCCAAGAAAGCCGACGATCGCGCCCTGCGCAACGCCGCCGTCGTGCAGGCCTTCACCGGGAACAACCACACCGATCTGATGCGCCAATTCCGCATCAGCCGCCGGCTGGTCTACAGCATCGTCGCGCGGGTGCGCCGGCCTGCCGGAAGGTAAACCAGATGCAGACGACGCCGATCATGCTGAAGCGTTGAGCGACGGTCCGCTCAGTTTCCGCAGTAAAGCGCTTCCTTCTGCTGAAATTCCATGTAGTCCAAATTGAATGAGAAGCCAATGGGGTCGCGCTTCTTCATGTCAGCCATCCGCTGGCGCACTTCGGCACATTTCCCCGGATCGTAGTTCTCAGATTTGATGCGGCGCACCTCGGTGCGCGCGTCTGAAATGGCCTTCATGCGAGCGTCGTATGCGGCCTGTTCCTTCTGTCTTTCCCTGGCAGCTTCAGCCCGTCCGTCCGATAGTGCCGGCGTCGTGGCTGGGGCATCTTTGTAGATCTTCACCTCGCTCGACTTCTGCCCCGGCACGCAAGGCTGATCCGAAAAATTAACAGCGCCGCCAACGCCGTCGCCGCATTTGTAAACCTGGGCCACGCCGCAAATTGGCAAAAGAAAAAAAGCCCAGAACACAAAATTCAAACGACGGTACATGATCACTCCCGATGTGCTGACCCGCATTGTCCGGCAGGCATCCTAAATCGTGCACAAATTTAAGATTTTGCACAAACAACCCCGCACCATGCAGGCATCCAAACGGAGTCTGCATGACCAAAGCTGGGGTAACAAAATGGTATGAGATCAAGGCAGCCGCCAAAGAGGCAGGCACCAAGACGGCCGAAATCTTCATTTACGGCAACATCGGAGACACGTGGAGTGATGACGATGTGATCGCCTCGCGCTTCGTGCGCGACATTGCCGCGCTCGATGCCGACATCATCACCCTGCGCATCAACAGCTTCGGCGGATCGGTGGTGGATGGCCTGGCCATCTACAACGCGCTCAAACGCCACCCGGCCACCATTGCCGTGCATGTGGACGGCGTGGCTATCAGCTGTGCTTCGTATATCGCCATGGCCGGCGACACCATCACCATGGCCGCCAACGCGCAGATGATGATTCACGCGCCCTGGGGTTACGCCGTGGGCAACGCCGCAGAGCTGCGCGACCAGGCCGACGTGCTCGATCGTTACGCCTCCGCGCTGGCCAGCGGGTATTCCGCCAAGTCCGGCCTGAGCACCTCCGCTGTGCTGTCCACCCTGCTCGAAGGCGCCGATCACTGGTACAGCGCCGAAGAGGCCGTGGCCGCCGGCTTTGCCGACACCGTGGGTGCCGAAGTTGCCGTGGCCGCCTCGCTGGCGCGCAGCTTCGACCTCAGCCGCTTCCCCACCGCCGCAGCGCATGGCGCCGGCGCCACCCCATCCGCAACCCACCGCGCCCAGGCGCCCGCAGCCATGCCACAAGCTACCGCACCCACCGCACCGGCCACGCCGGCCGCACCCGTTTCGCAACCCGCAGCAAACGCCGCTGCACCCACCCTGGAGGCACCCATGCCCGCACTCGCTCCCGCAGCGGCCCAACCCGCTACCCCCTTCGCTCGCACCAAGGCCGACAACGACCAGGTGCTCGCCATGTTCAAACCCTTCGCTGATCGCCCCGGCATCGCCGCGCTGCAGACCAGCGTGCTGACCGACCCGAGCCTGACCATCGAGACCATCCAGGCCAGCCTGCTGGCCGAAATGGGCAAGGGCGCAGAGCCCGCCAACCCCAAGGGCAGCCACCCCAACATCCAGACCGTCGAAGACGAAACCGACAAAGTCAAGGCCGCCGCCACCAACGCCCTGATGGTGCGCGCCGGCGTCACCAAAGACGCCGCCGTGCTGTCCAGCATGTCCGCCAACCCGTTCCGGGGCCATACCCTGCTCGACATGGCCCGCGCCTCGCTGGCCCGTGCCGGCATCAAGACCGACGGAATGGACAAGATGCAGATCGTGGCCGCCAGCTTCACGCAGGGCACCAGCGACTTCCCTGTGCTGCTGGAAAACACCATGCACAAGACGCTGCAAGCCGCCTACGCCCGCGCCGCGCTCACCTGGAACCGATTCTGCGCCACCGGCTCCGTGAGCGACTTCCGCGCCAACAACCGCTACCGCACCGGCAGCTTCGGCAGCCTGGACGCGGTCAACGAGCTGGGTGAATACGTCAACAAGTCCATCCCCGATGGGGAGAAGGGCACCATCACCGCCGCCACCAAGGGCAACATCATCAACATCAGCCGCACGGCGATCGTGAACGATGACCTGGGCGCCTTCGTCGGCCTGTCCGGCATGCTGGGCCGCGCCGCTGCCCGCACGGTCGAAGCCGATGTGTACGCCCTGCTGGCACTCAACAGCGGCCTGGGCCCGACCATGGGCGACACCTACACGCTGTTCCACGCCAACCACAGCAACATCACCACCTCCTCGGCGCTCAGCATGGCCGCGATTGATCTGGACCGCGTGGCCATGGCCAGCCAGCTCGACGTCAGCGGCAACGACTACCTCGACCTGCGCCCCAGCGTGCTGGTGCTGCCGATCGGCCTGGGTGGTTCCGCACGCTCCATCAACGACGCGCTGTACGACCCCGACACCGCGAACAAGCTGCAAAAGCCCAACGTGGTCAACGGCCTGTTCAGCGACATCGTGGACACCCCGCGCATCACCGGCAACCGCCGCTACCTGTTCGCCGACGCCATGGAGGCCCCGGTGCTCGAAGTCGCCTTCCTCGACGGCGCGCAAACCCCTTACCTCGAAGTGCAGAACGGCTTCGACGTGGACGGCGCGCGTTACAAGGTGCGCCTGGACTACGGCGTTGCCGCCGTGGACTATCGCGGCGCCGTGACCAACGCAGGCGGCTAAACGCCACCAGGGCCGGCCTCACCCGCCGGCCCGCAGAGCACCCAGCACCCAGCAACCCAACCCACTCTCGAAACCACCCGAGGAACCCGAAATGAAAAAATCTCTCCTGGCCTTTATCGGCGCCGCCCTGGTGGCTGCCGTCTCGTTTTCCGCGCAAGCCGTCGGCATCGACGTTGCCGCGCTGATCACGCCCGACGTCGCCATGGGACTCACCCTGGCCGGCGCCGCGCTGTCCACCAACTACATTCAAGACGGCGACGTCATCCAGTACACCGCAGGCGGCACCATTGCCGCAGGCGACGTCGTCAAAATGGGCGGCACCCTCGGCGTCGCGCTGGTCGATCTGGTCAGCGGCCAGACCGGCAGCGTTGCCATTCAAGGCGTGTTCGAACTGCCCAAGGTCACGGGCGCCGTCATCGCGCAGGGCGAGTCCCTGGTGTGGGACGTGTCCGCCGGCAAGTTCGACGACAACCTGGCCACCCCCGCCAGCGGCGACGTCAGCGGCGCCTCGGCCATCGCCTGGGAAGCCGCCGGCAACGGCGTCACCACCCTGGCCGTGCGCCTGACCGGCGTGGCCGGCACCGTCACCGCCTAAGCCGTCCAGCCCACCGCACGGCCTCCACCGCCAGACTGCCCACCGCCATGAACTTCGCCGCCGCCCTCAGCAACGCCACCGACCGGGTCTACGCCTCGGCCGGGGTTGCGGCGCGGCACGAAGATTCGGTCAGTGTGCAGACGTCTGTGACGGTGCTGGTCGAGCGCGACCTCTCCCGCTACGGCGAGGCCGCGCAGGTCAGCGTGCGCGCCGCCATGGTCGGTGTGCGCCGCAGCGAGCTGGCAGACTGCCCGCGCCGGGGCGACACCTTCACCCTGTTGAACACCGACGGCAGCGACGGCGAAGTGCTCACCGTCGACAGCCTGCAGCGCGCCGACGAGCTCGAACACCGGGTGTACGCATCATGAAGGGCATGACGTCCTACAGCGTGCAGGTCGATGAAGCCGCCGTGGCCGAGGCTGCCGATCTGTTCAAGTTCGTCGGCGGCAACAGCGAAGACGCGCTTCGCATCGCCATCAACAAGACCGCGCCCAAGATCCGCACGCTGGCCAGCAAGGCGATCCGCACCCAGGTGCGACTGTCGGCCTCCTACGTGGGCGAGCGCCTGGTCATCACCAAGGCCACGCGCAAGCGCTTGAGCGGTGCCATCGCCACACCCTCGCGCGGCCTGCTGCTGAGCCGCTTCAGCACCGACCCCCTGATCGCCGGTGAAAAAGTCGGCTGGATCAAGCCGCCCCTGGTGCCGTCCGGCGGCATCCGCGTCAAGATCAAGCCCAGCGGCTCGCCCAAGGGCGCCCCCGGCCTGGGCAGCAACAAGCCGTTTTACATGGTGCTCAACAAGGGCGCCAACGTCGGCATCATGGTGCGCACCGGCACCGGCCGAAAAGACGTCAAGGCGCTCTACGGCCCCAGCCTCAGCCAGGTGTTCAACACCGTGCGTGGCGATGTGCTGCCCGAGGCCGGCGCCGAGCTGCAAGCCCAGCTGCTCGACGCCATGCGTTACCTGCTGGTCAAGAAATTCCCGCCGGAGGCCACGCTGTGACCTCCCGCATGATCCCCTACACCGCCGGCAGCGGCACCCTGCTGCCCGGCGCAACCATCGCTGCTGCCTCGGCCGCCAGCGGCAAAGCCAGCGCCCTGTACGCCACCCGCGCCAGCGCCCCGGCCCTCACCGGCGTGGCCGCAGGCTGGCTGCGCGTGATCGACTGGAACGCTGTGGCCTACCCCACCAGCGGCACCTTCACCGAAGGCGGCTTCACCTACACCATCGCCGGCCCGGCCGTGGCTGAATTCGTGCCCGTGCGTGAATACCTGCTGGCCGCCATCACCGCAGCCGTGGGCGGCGTCTACCGCGTGCCCACGCCAGACGACGAGCGCGACCTGCCGCTGACGTTCGTGCAAGACAGCACCGACGACTGCGAGACCGACTACGACTTCACCAAGCTGGCGATGCCGGTGGCCGTGGCCCGCGCCGAAGCAGCCACCAGCACCGACCGCGCCGCGCAGCGCACCCAGGCCAACGCCGCGCTGGCCGCGCTAATCACCGCCATGTACACCGACGAGACCTTCGGCGGCCTGGCGCAGGGCATCACGCTGACCGGCCAGGGCATCCAGACCGAGCTGGGCAAATACGTGTTTGCCGAGGCCACCTTCCAGGTCAAGTACCAGCATGTGCGCGGCGATCCGGCCGCCCTTGAATTTGTTTAAGCCACTCCCTAACCACCCCACCCACTTACCCACAACCCGAGGAAGACATCATGGGCGCACCCATCATCCGTTACGAGGCCGGCCAGACCGCCCACCCCTTCGAAGCCATGGTCGACAGCGGAGACGCCACCACCTTTGGCGCATCCTTTGCCCCGTTGTCCGACGTGGCCGGCGCTGAGGCCACCATCGCGCCTTATGGCCTGCTGACCGGCGGCGCCATCACCACGCACGCCACCAACAACACCATCAACGTGGCCGCGCTGACCGCCAGCATGGCCGCCGCCACCGGCGCCAGTGCGGCCGGTGTGGTGTCTGTGGCAGCGGCCACGCCCACCGTCACGCGCCCGGCCACCAACGTGGCCAAGGTCTGCAGCGTCACGGTCACGGCCAGCGCGGCCATTGCGGTGGTGGCCGGCACCGATGGCGCCGACACCACCTTCGTGGAAACCCGCGGCGCCGCCGGCGGCCCGCCCTTCATCCCGGTTGGCAGCATCGAGATCGGCCAGGTCCGCATGACCACCAGCGCCGCCGCCGCCGTGGCCGCTGCCGAGATTTACCAGGTCGTCGGCACGCATGTGGAATCCAGCGGTTACCCGGTGTATTCGGTGGACTACGGCCTGGGCGAGATCACCTTTGCCGACGCGCTCCCGCTGATCCACACCGGCAGCGTGGCCAAGAAGGTCTACATCAAGGGCAGCACGCCGCTGTTCGCGCCCATCCCGCAGACGGCCGACTGGGTGCCCGCCGAGTCCACCTACAGCATCAACTCCACCGACACCTACGACGGCCCGGTCGGCTCGGCCAGCAGCTCGCTGGGGCAGGCCAGCTTCACCGCGCAGCTGCGCGACGGCATCACCGACGCCTTCATCGCCAAGAAGGGCCAGAACCTCTGGATCGAGTTCCGCCCGGACCGCGACAAGACCGTGCCCAAGCAGCTCACGCAGGGCATCCTGGGCGTGAGCCGTAGCAACCCGGCCAGCGGCAACCCCACGGCCGCCTGCACCGTCACGCCGTCGGCCACCACGCTCGACGTCGCCGCCTGATCGCCGGGGCCAAGCCAGCATGAACCTCGACAAGTTCGCCAGCCAGCAGACCCGGCCCCGCACGCGCGACGTGCCGGTGCCCGAGCTGGCCGACTGGGGCCTGTTCGACGAAGGCGAGCCGGCGGTGTGGACCGTGCGCAGTTTGACGGCGCTGGAGTTCTACCGCTGCGCCGAGGCGCAGAACGAAGCCGTGCGGCGCCTGCATGATGCCTTGTCCAAGGCCCTGAGCGGTGGTGAAGGCAGCGTGGACGCCCTGCGCGCCGTGGCCGAGCAGACCCCGGGCGAATTCAGCAAGAAGCTGGAGATGGTGGCCATGGCCAGCGTGTCGCCGGCCATTGGCACGGAGCACCGCGAGGTGGTGGTGCGCCTGAGCGAGACGCACCCGGCCACCTTTTTCAGGCTGGTCAACGAGGTCGAACAGCTTTTTGTGCAAGGTGGTGAGCTGGGAAAGCCCAGGCCCTCTGGGCAGACGGACGGGTAAGGCTGGCCCTGGCGCTGGCCGAACGCGCACACAAGATGCTCTACGAGCTGCGCCCCGACCTGTTCCCTGAAGGGCACCTCACCCCGCTGGAGGAACACCTCTGGGGCATGTTCTACGCCGAACGGGCCGAATCGCAGAAACGCGCCAACCGCTGATAAAAACACCAAAGGCTGACCCGTGGCAGACGCATCCAAGACCATCGACCTGATCTTCAACGGGGTCGACAAGACGCAGGCCGCCACCCAGGCCGCGCTGCGCAACCTGGAGTCGTTCGCCGGCGGCGTGCAGACCGCCACCCAGCCCATTGCCGACTTCACCATGGGCGCGGTGAAGCTGGAGGCCGGGCTGCTGGCCGCCGGCACCGCCATCCTGGCCTTCAGCGTCAAGAGCGCGGCCGACTTCGACAGCGGGTTCCGGCAGATCAGCACCATCATCGATGCCTCCGCTGAAGACCTGGGCAAGTTCCGCGACGCGATCCTGCAATACGCCAGCACCAGCACCAAGCCGCTGGCAGAGATCACCGCCGCCCTGAGCGCGGCGATCGGCTCCGGGGTGGACTGGTCCAAGTCGCTGGACCTCATCGCCACCGCCGAGCGCCTGGCGGTCGCCACCCGGTCTGACCTGGACAGCACCACCAAGGTACTGGTCAGCACCTTGAACAGCTACGGCCTGCAGATCACCGATGCCGGCAAGATCAGCG